TTTTAAAAAGGTTTAAAGGGGGTTTTTTGGTTAACCTTTTTTAAAAAGGTTTAAAGGGGGTTTTTTGGTTAACCTTTTTTAAAAAGGTTTAAAGGGGGTTTTTTGGTTAACCTTTTTTAAAAAGGTTTAAAGGGGGTTTTTTGGTTAACCTTTTTTTTAAAAAGGGTTAGCTTTACCGAAGCGTTTCATTCTTTTAGCAATAGTACTATATAAAGATTTTTTAAAATTTTTAATAATTTCAGAAACAAGACCTACATATTCTGTTCTATTCCATGTAGATTTGGTTCTGATTTTTGATTCTAATTCAATAATAATTTGATATAAACTATTTTTGTCTAATCGTTTTAAAACACGATTATTGATTTCATTATTAATATCTGACCATTTTTCATTTTCTAATGTTTCAGTAGATAAATTATCATTAAATTCTAATATAGAAATTTTATAATCAATTTCTGATACTTTTTCAGATAAATTGTAAATATAACCTTTGTGAATTTTTTTATATCTTTTTATTAATTGAAAATTTGTTTCTGCGTCATTAATTTCATATGTTATATCTTGTTGCTTGTCAGCATCGCTTGCTTCATTTTTGGCTTTAATATCTGTTTTGATCCAATTTTTAACCCAATCTCGAATAATTGTTTGATTTGGACAATAAAACATATTCAAGATTTGATCATTTTCACCTTCTCTTGACGATTGTTTTAAAATAATATGCATTTTTGCCTTTATTTACTATTTGTAAAGAAAATAAATTTAATGTAAAAATATATTCGTTTCAGTTTAAAGATATAATTATATATTTTTAATATATGGAAAATATTAAAACGGTAAAAATAACAAATTTAGTTTATATTCACATTGGTTCTGAATTACCTGATTATATATATGATAGTATTTATCAAACACTTTTAATTAATGACTATAAAACAAAAATTTATGTTATATTGGATGATAATATAGTTGAAAATTTTAACAAGACTGTGAGTAAATTTAATCACGATTTGTATACAAATAATGATGTATATTATGAAAATGTTTTAAATGTGATTCCTATATCATTATTAGATAATAGAATGGATCGATCTGGTTCTTTTAATAATTATAAAAGGATGATAACAGAACGTTTTCCTAGTGTATCTGAATTTAGAGGTGGTTTTTGGATATCGACTACTGCTAGATTTTATTATATATCAGCATTAATGGAAATGTTTAGTTTACAAAATGTTTTTCACATTGAAAATGATATAATGTTGTATAAATCAACACAAGATCTTTATAAATACATATGTGAATATTTTAAAATGGAATCCATTTCTAAAATTTGTATGGTTCAAGATTCTATAAAAAGGGTAGTTCCTTCTATCTTATTTTTTCCAAATGACACTTGTATTGATAATTTGACACAATATATTACAGTTGAATTAAATACAAGTCAAAATTTTATAAATGATATGGATATATTGGGATCTTATGAAGATAAATTACAATTACCATTTGTTCCAGAACAATTGGATAGACTTAACGACACCGTCGTTAAAAGTACATTGTTTGATGGAGCTGCTATTGGTCAATATTTAGGAGGAGTTGATTATAAAAATTTAAATGATTCATCTAATCCATTGACAAAACTAGACAATCCATCTCGTGGATTTGTAAATGAAACTTCATTAATGAAACCAGACAATTATACATTTCTTACTGAAAATGTTGAATTGGATCATTTGAAAATTGCAGTAAAAGTACCGACTTTACAATCCTTAGGGTCTTTAGGACCCATCAAACAAAGTTTGATTGCAAATTTACATATTCATAGTAAACAGTTGTATCAATTTTCAAGTATTTTTGATATTAAGTATGGTGATATTATTACAGGGGATAGAATATTGGGATTATGTGATTTTGTTATATTAACAAGAGATATTTATAATTTTCACAGAGATATTGATAAATATGCAAAAGATGTGATTATAATACGTGATTTTTTAAATGTTAACATTGACTTGTTAAATGAATATTTTAAAGGTCATTGTGAGAAAAAAGGTGTTGATACTGTAAAGTTATTTGTATATACTCATATTTTAGACGCGTTTCAAAAGTACATTTTCCCACATTTGGATAACTCAATTCATTATATTTTATATGTTCATAATTCAGATCACGTTTTTGATAATAGATATAATACTTTAATCCATTCACATAATGTTAAACACATTTATGCTCAAAATATAAATTGTGATAATTATGACAAATTATCATTGTTACCAATAGGTATAGCAAATTCAATGTGGCCTCACGGTGACTTGGTTACATTTTATACAGTTATGGCCGAAACATATAAATTTAAAAAAACGCGTTCTATTTATGTGAATATAAATCCAAACACCTACGCGTACAGACGTGAAGTTTTAGAAAGTATTAATCGTTATGGTGATTTAAAAATGTCTAATAGTAAACCTTATGTTGAATATTTGCGAGAATTAGCTAATAATAGATTTTGTTTGTGTATTCGTGGTAATGGAATTGATACTCATAGATTATGGGAAAGTTTGTATTTAGGTGTAATTCCTGTAATAATTAATAATAAAAATACAAATATGAAGTGTCACGTGGAATATTTAAAAGATAATGGTTTACCATATTATGAAATAAAGGATGATAACTTGGATGATATATTTAAAAAATACACATCTAGTTATTTTGACGAGGTTCTTTATAAAAAAATTATAAGTTCAAGTATTTTTAATATAGAATCTTTAAAATTAAAGTTTTATAAATAATTTGTATATTTTGCACAAATTGATCATCGTGTAGTTTTCTGTCTTGTTTTGTAGATGTTGTTTTTAGATGTATTATAAGGAAAATGGGAAATGGGAAATGGGAAATGGGAAATGGGAAATGGGAAATGGGAAATTGAAAAATAATTTGGGAAAAAATAAAATGTTCACGTGCTAACTATCGTTAGAAAGTGATAATAAAAATATTATTATGATTTAAGAGTTAGATTATTTGTAATCTAAAATGGAACCTGGATTTGGACAAAATTTAGAAGGATTTCTGATTAAAGGAAATTTGTCCCTTGCTCCTTCTGCAAATCCGTCTCAGCAAGGTGATGGATCTATTGAGGGGTCGGGGACTTTATTTTTTGATATTATTAAAGAGTATAATATAAATAATGGTGTGAATATACAAGATGTTACTTTTCAAAATGGTATATTAAGTATACCTTATACTACACCAAGTACAAGTTTAACAACAGCGAGTGTGATTATAGATGGTGGTTTATTGATAAAACATACACTGAATTCATCAAGTGTGACTTCTGGTGGTGCTTTAACTATAGCTGGTGGTGCAAGTATATCAAAAAATGTAAATATAGGTGGTAGTGTAAATGTGAATAATAATAGTATTAGAAATGTTGCATATCCGATTCTTGGTACAGATGCTGTAAATAAGGATTATGTAGATACAGTGGCTACAAAATTATCTGGTAATTTTACTACAGGTCAAGTTATTTTTGCAGATTCGAATGGTGATGCAATACGTGGTTATGATTTCTTTACTACAGATACTCAAAGTTTGAATTTATCTATACCATTTTTAATATCGAATTCAAATGATGCTAGTGAATTAATACCTTCATTACAAGTATTAGGTGGTGTGAATATTAAAAAGGATACTATACTTGAAGGTTTAGTTGATGTTTCAGGTAATTCTATAATAAATGTAGCAGATCCAGTAAATAATTATGATGCAGTAAATAAAGAGTATGTTGATACTTTAATTGGTACTTTAAGTAATATAACAGGAAATTTTACAGCTGGTCAATTAATTGTAGCAGATACATCTGGTAGTAGTATTAGAGGTTATGAAAATTTAATATATGATGGTGTTACATTATCATTATTTAGTACTAGTAATAATAGTTTTGTATGTTATGGTGGTATTTCTATAAGTAAAAGTGTTTTTATAGGTGAATTATTAGATGTAAATAATAATAGGATTTTAAATGTAGCTGATCCTATAAATGATTCTGATGGTGCAAATAAAGAATACGTGGATAGGTACTTTGGTAATTTTACATCTGGTCAGTTGATTATAAGTAATACATCTGGGAATGCAATAACTGGGTATGATAATTTGACATTTAGTGGTGACGGTACATCAGGTACATTAGGGTTGAATTCTTATACGAATATATATATAGAGAATAGTACAAATGCTTCTGGATTAGGTTCAGGTGGTACTTTAACTTCTTTAGGTGGTGCTAGTTTTAGTAAAGATGTTTATATAGGAGGTATATTAGATGTTAATCTTCAAAATATTAAAAATGTAGCAGATCCTGTCGATGATTACGATGCTGTAAATAAGCGTTATTTAGATGATTTAATGGAAGATTGTTGTAATGGTGGAGGTGGAGGAGGTGGTATTTCTACAAATATTTTTAATTTAAGTAATAATGTATTAGTTCCTGCTGATATACCAATTTTTTATTATGATGAATCTATTTTAGCTTTTACGGCTAATGTATATGTGCAATATAATAATGTAGCAACTGCTTTATATACGATTCGTGGTATACATTGTGATAATAATTGGAGTATTACAACAAGTTATATAGGTACACCTTTAGGTATTAAATTTCACATAAGATCTAATTCTGGTCAAGGACTTTTACAATATACAAATACAAATACAACTGGTTTTGCATCTATAAGATTTTCCACAACATCAAATATAGATATAGATCCTAGTAGTAGTCAATTAAATATAGATTTACTTGGTAATATTATAACATTTACAGATATATCTATATTATCTTATCCATTTACATCGGTAGATGGTGTTAAGTTGATGTTATTTGTTTCTAGTATTACTGATGATCAATGTGGTTTATTTTTTATAAATTCTGTTTATACTAGTGGTAAATGGGATTGGAATATACATAATATAGGAGATATTGTAGGTGTAGATTTTCAGGTAAGTAATAGTGGTGTCATTCAATATAAGAATAGTAATTCTGCAAGTGATTATGTAGTTAGAGTAGTGCAAAATTCTTTTTTGACTTCAACGACTCGTATTATATTAGATGCAAATACTAGTGTAATTACAAATATAGATACAGATGATTTAACATTTCAAAATGTTACTAATTTTCAGTTATCGTTAGTAGCAAATGATAATACAACTGGTCAATCGGCATTATATGAAATAGCTGGTGTTTTGGATGGAACTATTTGGAGATTAAATTCGAGATATATAGGTGATGATTTAAAAGTAAAATTTTACGTAAATACAATTAGTGGA